ATGACACTGCGACTTTGCCGCTACCATCGGAAATTAATGCTCTACCTACAGTCAAATTGTCAGCTGTTATTGTTGTTGCAGCTCCAGTAATTGCTGGTTGTGCCCCTATATCTTCACGTACTTGAGCAGCAGTTCTGGTCTTAATTGTATTATTTTCGTGAGTAAGAAATACTGATGCTGCTGTTGTTTTAGCAGGTATAATACTAACTGTCAAATCTGTATCCAATATGGTATTTATAGAACTACTACCAAGATTCTGAAATGTAGCAAGATTAGTAAATGTACCAGGATTTGAATTATCCTCAACTTGAATTTTTACTGGATGTCCATAAGTAGTCCTGATGACATTATCACTGTCAATAATACCTAAAGTCATACCATCACTACCATCAGAAGAACCTCTACTCGTATTTGTTATTTGTATTAAACAATTTCCTGTAGATGGTTCATGGAAATGAGCTTTATTTTGTGGTGCTGCTATATTTACACCAAGTTTATTATCATTATATACAAACGTGGTACTATGTGAAGCACTGCCTTCACTATCTGCTATAAACACACAGTTTTTAGGAGTAACAGATGAACCACTTGCATCAGTTAAACACTTCTTTAAATTACCAAGAAGATCGCTATAACCAAATTTTTTCTGATCTGTTATCAAACATATTTTAGCTATTCCGATGTTTGTATTAAGATAAGAATAAACATTATTCTTTAATGTTATTTTAACATTGGTTGATCCTGGTTCGTTATAAATATTAGCCATCTAATTTACTCCTAAGTTATATCCTGATATAATGTAGTCGAATCGGTAGTATCCTGTAACAAAGTCATACTATCGGTAGTATCCTGATAATTATAAAAATCGAGATCTACAACAGGATAAAACGTCACTGATAAAGGTGCTAACCCTCTTATTTTATTGGCATAAAAATCAACATCTATATTAGGCATTCAACCCCCAAAAGATATAACCTATAATAGGATCATATATACTTGACATATTGGGTTGCATCCTCTTTAATTCAACCATCATCTTCTTTGAAGCCAGATTCTCAGAATAAATATTACCATCAAACACTCTTAGTGCTGGTTCGTTAGTAACCATTATATGATCCCCATTTTCAAGAGATCTAATACTACCGTAAGCAACAACGCCTATATTATCATCAACAGAAATATTCTGTGTTAATATAGGAACTACGATACCGATATCAGATAAATCCAATTCATCATATGATGACATCAGTATATATCTTGTTGAATTAAACCCATAAACAACAAGTTTATCTCTGAGTAATTTTAAAAAACGTATTCCATCTTTGGTAACAAACTGTTGATAAACTGGATGATAATAACCTGATATATAATCATATTCTTCTGTTAGTTGAGAATAATAAATATTTCTATCATCTCTAAGAGCAGTGAAAACAAAACCGGATGAAATAACTCCTATATTACAATTAGGCAGATTCTCATATAATCTCTGATAACAAGTATAAGAAGTTATTCTTGATCTTAACAAATCATCTGTTATTGTATCATTAAACGACCTCGATGAAGGTTTCCAGCACCCTGTTATATACGTGTCATCAAGTTCTATATCTTCAGCAAAATAAACGTGGTTGACTGCTATCTCTGAAATGTGTACATAAACACCATTATCCAAGAAAACCTTATCACCAACAGAAATATTATTGATGCCAGAACGGTCTGTGTTTAAAGTGAATCCACCAACACTATCATCATAATTAAAATAGTTACAGTGGGTAGCTCCTAATGATACACACGTTTTCTCTACATAAGGTAAACTATCAGTTATCACACAGGTATTATTCTCTTCATCAACAGACACAATCACTGTGTCATATGATACATCTCCATAATGAGCGTTTATAGTAGATCCTACATCATACTTACTCAAACTACCTCTAATAACAGTACATGCAGTACCATTAAAACTAACTTCTAATGCCTTACATACTGGTACATCAGCTATCCATATATATCTTGATGGATTAGTAGCAGTACCATCAGTTTTATTTAAGCCAACTTCACTAACATCTGTAGTTCCCCATATAGTAAACACATCCCAATGATTTTCTTTAACCTCACCAACAGGATCATCAATATTAGGAATTATTAAATCACCTATAGTATTTCCATTTGAAGGAGATATAGCATCATCCATCCAATACTCAGAATAATCTGTATAATTACTGTCTGGAGCATTAGTACCACTGTCTATAAGCAACCGACAACCACTTGTTAGTCTGTCTCTGTTTTGACCAACACCGGATATTTTTCCAAGACCATAAATATATCTTCTACAATATGTACTCGCACCTGTTTTATCTACTCCCGTTAATTTATCCTGTGGAATCAAAGAGTTTATTTTGTAATAAAAATAAGTCTCGTTTACATTGATATTTAAATCAAGTCTATAAATACCACCCTGATTAAATATCAAAAGATAATCATTGTATTCGTCTATTGTAGAAATACTATTTTCAAGAGTCTCTGTTGATTCACATATAGCTTTTTTCCATGAGGAGATAAATATATCAGATGCTACATAAATATCACTACCTAACTGAATCACTATTTTTTTAAGTGAATTATGAAAATATATCCCGTTTAATTGCTTTCTTATACTGATAGTACCAACATCAAGAACGGTTTCATCTGTTGAAATTTGTGTGGAAACAGTATTTTCATCAATGAAATTTATAACCTTCTCATTTATCCCATTCTCATAGACTATGAAATCACCAATATTATCTTCAGACCAAATATATCCAGATGTAACTACTGTTCTATTATCAGATCCAACATCTAATGATACTATGACAATATCATCTTCTATTGTTGGTAATGTAGCATGAGCAACGCCAGTGGAGTAATCCCCCCACATCTTACTACCGCTTCTACCAACAAGTTCAGATCCTTTATTGATAAAGTTCTTTAATTCAGCGACACCGTTATCAGGGATAGAGGTTCCTGGGATATCTTTAAATACACCAGCAGAAAAGTCTCTCTGTTCACGAGTGATACTTCTCTCTGCTTCCTGTCTACTCATCGGTCTGAATGATTTACTACTCATTAATATCCTCTATACTTGGTATTAGCAACTCTTGTGTGGTTATCGCTCATCTTCTTTAGTAAGTCCGGTAGTAATGTTTGCATGAATGTTACGTCATACCTATCAGACTTACCACTACGAAACTTCTCTATTAAACCACATAACCCTTCATACACATGAGACAGATGGTAAGCATCAGGTACTTCCAGTTGAACAGTTTCAGTAACTAATTCAGTAGGAAACCTATAACATCTCACATAATAATTCTGTGATGATGGATTTTCTTTGAATATCACTTTAGCAGATTCAGATGGTGTTGCGTCAAGTATCATACATTCGATTGGTTCGTCTTCATTAATATATACAGACACAACTCTCCATATTTCAGCATCAAACCCATTGGTAGAATCAATAGTATATTCATACTGACCAGAAGTAGTTGTCAGTATAGGATCTTTCCCTGTGGATGGGTCATACACCTTCATTTGATTGGTAGGACTCTGTGTAAAGATAATACGCTGAAGTTCATTCAAGAACTCCAGCAGTAATTCTCTACTCCAATCAGGAAACTGCTTCTTTGCTAAACTAATCAGTGATTGGGTCTGCATCTTCTACATTGTCTCCATTAAGGATCTGTTCTTTTTTATCTTTAGGAATCTTGCCCTTTACTCGCTTACTAACATACTCTATTTTCTTACCTGTTGCTTCAGCGAGAGCTTCTTCCAATTCTTTCTTTCTTTTTTCAAGATCTTCCAACTTACGTTCGGTTGCCTTGATCTTATCTTCAGCTTCTTTTTCACGTTTTGTTTTCTTGATAATAAACTGAACCTTTTCTGCTGGTTTGGTTGGTAATCCAAGTTCTTCAGCTTCTTTAAGGAATTCCTCTCTTACTTTCTTATCAACAATCCTAAACCAGTTGTTAGAAAATGAGTTAAGTAGTTTCTCTCTATTTTCCTTTACATCAAACACATATCCCCAACATCTTCCGTTATTGTCGGGGTAGAACTTGATTGGTTTATCTTCCCACTCTACATTGACAGTCTCAGCAAAGAAATCTTCATCACCAATCACTTTAGGATACTGGTATCCATGTACTTCAGGTGATGTTGCTCTTGGTTGCCCATCTTTAGGTAGCCACATCAACTCAATCAAATCAATACCAGTAGCAACTGATATATCTACAAATTTGGGAACATCTATATCCCCACCATTAGTTAAATTTTTACTCGAAATCATAATACTTCCTTTCTTACGGAATTTATTAATAATAAAAGGGGGAGGAATAACCTCCCCTTATGACTAACTACGAATTACTAAGCTCGGAGCTGAAAACAGTAAAGTGATAGAAGAGAAGTTCTTCTTGTTGTTAGCAGCAGTATCAGTATCCCAATATGCTGTCTGAATACCTCTCTCACAGAATACTGCTTTACCAGACTTCTTTTTGTAACCGTCAGCAGCAGTTTCGAAGTGCTGTGGAGTTACAGTCCAGTCAATGATTGCACCAGCACCCATGAGGAAACCAACGTCCCATGACGGATTAGATGCAAGATCATAAACAGTTTTGTTACGTGCATCCTGATTACCAGGGTTTACGTACTCAACAAGATGTGTATTATCTGAATAATTGTTGGCACAGGTGATTGTAGGATATCTCATATCTTCAATCACCACAATGCTACCGATACGACCAATGTATCCAGGGAGATTCATTTCCTCAGATGACTGATTGTAAGTTTTAGCCCAAAAATCTCCAAGTTTACCATCTGACAGTCTCTTCAGTACGAGATACTGAGAAGAAGGCAGAAGCATAACATATGAAGGCTTTCCTCCGATAGTAACAGGAGTGATACGTTTGATCTGTGAAGCATACAGTTCAAGAGCACCAAAGTAGTCAAGATCAATGTTAGCATTCACACCGTATGCTCCAGTTGCAGCAGCTTCCAGAGCATCATTGATAGAAGCACGGTAAGTAGCAGCAGTTGTACTGAATGTTGGCTGATCACCCCATTCAGTGTTGGGGATGTAAAAGTTCTTGTTGTAGTTTTTTACGAGACTAGTACCAGCACCTGTAAGAACGTATCCACAACCTTCAAGGAGTGCTTCATGATACTGACGATCAGCATCTTCTCTGTACCACTTTGACATTGCAGGCTGAAGTTCGTTGTAATAACCGAGGGCCTGAAGCTCGTTGTAGTTTTTACCCCAATGTTCATACATTACTCCGTATGAATATTCATTGTAGTAAATCTTCGTGTAGCTCATGGTGGTCTGACGTTCTTTACCTTCCTGTACACTGTTAGTACCATATTCGGCCTGACCAACCAGAGGATGAATCATAGGCATGATCTGTGTACGTGCTCCCTCGGTTTTACCTCCAGAGATACGCAACACACAAGCATCAGGCAGAGCCATCTTTTTACCAGTGAAAACAACATCAGTCCCTACGTCTTCAAACACACTGTCCAGGGTGGATTCCACCTGGAGTTTACGGTTAAGCAGTTCATACTTAAGACCAGCTTCAACGTCCATTTGTGAAAGGGTGTAAGGACGTGCGGTTGATGTGGTAATGTTACCATTAGTTACTCCACCAGGGAGTATCGGGGTTGATAGGGTTGAGGTTCCTACCTCATTAATGTAAGCCATAATAACTTCTTTCTTTTTTACCAGAGTTTACGTCCCCTATAAACAGGAGCATCGTAACCCATTGCAATAGATAACCGCTTAAATTCATCCAACTTTACAGGATCATTAATTATTGCTTTAATATCTGTATTTAACAGAGTGTTCACCTGATCTTTAGTATACCCCTGCTGTACAACCTGACCATTCATATTAGAAGGAAGTTCTACAGCACCACCATTAATCTGAGAGATCTTCTTAGCTATTTCCTGAGAAGATTTCCTTCTCATATCAGCAAGTTCTTTCTCACGATTCCTGACGTAGTATGCTTCTTCAAGTGAACGATAAGTAACTCTCTGACCCTCATCATTCAAAATTGGATTTTCTTTACCAGTTACCGGATCATATTTAACACCACGTTTCATATCGTACAAATCAACAATAGCCTGATACTTATTATAATCTGCTGGGGCTTTGATACCTTTTTCATCAGCTATCTTTTTATAATCACCACCAGCAAAATAATCTGCTATAGCCTGTTCAAGCTCAAATACACTTTTAGCTTTAATAGCCACAGCCATATCATTTCTAAACTGTTGATATTGACGATCGACTTCTTCGATATCTACGGTTGTTTTTAATTCAGGATACCGATTCTGAAACTCTCTGATTCCACCATACAGCTTGTCACGTTGACGTTTTTCTTCTTCTTCACGAGCTTTACGCTGTCTCTCTTCCATGACGACTTTAAATTCTTCACGAAAGGTTCTGATTTCCTCTTCAAGTTCCTTAACCTTGGGATGATTAGAACCAAACTCATTAATGAGTGATTCCAAGCGATCAACTTTCTCCCGTGTACCTTTAGCATAATCAGATACAAACTCCTCTTCGGAATCATCTGTATAACTATCGGTAGTTGATTGCTGTTGCGTTTTTGTCTGTTGCAACTCAGATAGCTCTTTTAGTTTCTTTTCCAGTTCTAAGCGAGCTTCTCTTTCTTTCTTTATCTCCTCCTCTTTCTGTTTAGCAATGAGGAGTTGTTTCTTACGTTCCTCTTCGATCTGCGCAGCTAATTCTTTCTCTTTGAGGAACTGTTCGTATTTACGTTTTCTTTCTTCTTCCTCAGCATCAAAATCAGGTTCAGTGACAGTTTCACCTTCTGTCGATGTTTCAGTAACAGTATTATCAAGTGTTGCTGGTTCCTCATTAGAAACCTTCTGCTGTTTAACTGATACATTACCTGACAAAAAAGCATTGATCATCTGGAGATCTTTTTCTTTATCACCAGTATATGCTCCCTGTCTGATTTCCTCTGCTGTCATTTCCATTGGTTCGTAACTCATAATTCTCTCCTGACTATTGTGTCATTTAAACGGCTAAATAAATTATTGTAATCCCATAGCTGTCATACTATTACCCTGCATCTGAGCATTAGGATTACCTTCAGCCATAGGAGGTTCTCCTTGCTGCTGACCACCTCCACCCATCTGAGGAGCACCACTGACAGGTAATTGTGGCTGGCCTAACTGCATCATTTGCATCTGCATTTGCATCATCTGAAAATCGAGACCCATAATTTCAGCCATTACTCGTTTTCTAACAAGATCAATTTCAAGCTCTGTATCTTGTTCAGTAATGACCTTATCTTCTTTGGACTTATTGATAGTATTAACAGCTTTACCAGCAGCTCTTGCTCTCTGTATAGGACTCTCAGGTCCAAGAACTCTCAGTAGTTCTATGTTGGTAGCTCTATCCATAAGTCTGTTAGTTTCACCCTCTGGTGACTCAGTAACACATACTTTCATTCTCGGTAATGTTGATATATCATTCTCCAACACCTCACCATTCAGTGTTACTATTGGCTTATTGATCTCTATAGTTTTACCTGTACTTGGTATAGTTATCATCCTATACACCCCACTATAGAGTTGTTTAGCCAATAAGAAATAAGCCTCACCCTTATCATTCCAGTGCTGTTGTATACGATTCTTCATCAGTGTGAGAGCTGTTTCAGCTTGTAACTGTCTACGTGCTAACAGAATACCTGATCTATCCTCACTGCCCTCACTTCTACCATCCATAGCAGCAGGTGTTTTACTGATGAAATCACCCATCTCAAGCATTCGGGTTATTTCGTTTACAATTTGAAAATCTATCTGATTCTTAGGGAGTTGAGCGAAATAACTTCTACCAGAAGCAAGTTTGTTTGGAGCTGTCCAGAATTTAAAATTGGGTTTGTTCCATTTCTCTTCTATCTGTTCCTTAGCAAAATCATCATTATCAACTATCTCAGGGTCCATTGCTACCCCACCATTGGCAGATGCAGCAATCATAAAATCTACCTGAGATTCACGTTTATTATACGTCTCCTGAATAGACTGTAGTAACTCTGGAATACCTCCATTAATACCATTATATCTCCTGCAAGATCCAGGAAATATGTCAAGTCTACCGATCTGTATTTTTGATTTTTTATCTTCGAGGACTAAGTTTCTGCTAATCTGAGGACATATTGTAGTAACATAGAGGATATCAACTGGTTCTGTTCTTGTAATTGGATCTAATGAAACATCAACTCCATTTGCTATCATCCATTGCTGAATATATGCTTCATCTTCAATATCAGGAACTTGTAACATATCTCCGTTAGAATTAAAAGCAAACTCAATCTTTTTCTTTTCTCTCTCAATATGCTTAAACTCTATTACTCTATATTGATCACCGAACTGTTCCGTTAAGCTAAAATGAGGAATTCCTTTAGTTTCATCCTGTTGCTCATACTCACTATTCTTACCTTCCCTCATCTTCAAATAAAAATCAATCTCGTCTGAATGAGTTTCGTAAGTTTCTTTAATCTGCTTAGGGGTGAGATATGCTACTTTCCAAGCTCTTTTTAAATCCCATGTATCATTACTCAACCAATGGGGGTCTAATACACAATGACCTCTCATTATGGGTCTGAAACCTATACTGCCAAGAGGATCGTACCTGTCGGATATATAGATCTCTTCTATGCCAATATGAACAAGAAAGTCAACTAACCACTGTTCATAGGATTGGTTCCAGTTCATCATCTCTTTATCACGCATCATCAGATCTGCCATAGCTCTTGTCATATCTGAGTGCACACCGTCAAACGGTTCAAATCCTATATCATAGAAGTTCTTTAAAAACGCTCCGGCAATGGTCTCTACTTTCGGTTGTATGATATTACCCTGAAAAGGATTACGACCCTCTTTTTTCATCTCAGAAATAATCTTTTCATCCCACTGACCATTGTTAAATCCAGTAAACATCTTCCAAGCCTTGGATTCACGCTCATGTTCTTTATAAGCATGATCTAAAGCTATCTCGAACTCAGTGGAAACATAGTCAACTATTTCAGCGGATTCTTTTACACCAAAGAATTTCTCACTACCATCTTCTTTAGGACGTTTATTTAAAAAAGGCAGGAAACTGGTTAGCATCTCTGGAAAGGGCATTATACTACAGCTTTCACTTTATTAACAAGCTCAAGTCTCTCATTTTTAGGTAATAGTTCCATCTCAACATTCATATTCTCGTGGATGGCTACCTTATAATAAGACTTGCAATGGGAGCAGTAAATGTAAATGTATTCTTCATCAAATGAAAAAAGTAATCTACCACAATGATCAAATTCACCATGAGGTCTATCACCAGGGCATCTAACAGAAACAATTTCAGATTTACGCTCCATATTACTAATATGTGGAAAAAAAGTATAGAAGTCAAGAACTTTCTACATTAACAACCAACTTTTTTCATCTTTTACAGACTTAAACCCTGTAACTCCTCTTTTATCAACATAAGAACTCATTACCATAGGTAACTCCATATGTGTTATTTTTCTTTTTAAGAATGACGTTATCAAGGTTAGAGCATAACATAGTCCGTATTCTCTCTCCTGTTCAACACGTTTATTGTCTATCTTCCATCCAGATAATTGCTCTATGGTCCTAACACATCCAGGATTGATGATAAGACGTTTCTGAAGTGTGAGAGTCATCAGGGCATCTATTCCACTCATCTCATCATAGTTATAATTCTCTGTCAGTCTAACACCGTACTTACTATATTTAGTATCCAGACCGTCAGCATTCTTACCAAAGATCCTGTCGTTGCCAATGATCTTGTTTACTCCCTGATGCTGAAGTATATTCATAGCTACATTAACAACCGAGTCACCTGACAAAAATTCATCATAAATATATAGTCTTCTACCATCCCACGCTGTGTATACCACCGATACTGTTAGATCCTTACCATAGAATACTGCTGCGTATCGCTCATCTCCTGTATAATGGAGGACTTTAACTGTTTGAGGGTCTAATACATCCAGTTTCTTTAAAACTGTCTCTTCAGGGGTTTTCTGTGCGAAACAGAGGACTACAGCATCTGCATAGTCAGGTGAGGACTTGAACTCTTTCTTGTACTCAGACTTGGGTTCTATTAATACTTTTCCAGAAGTAGATATTTTCCATCTACGAGAACTTATTTCCTCTAATAAAACAGTACTCTCTTTTAATTTTCCATCAACATAGGCATGTGATGGTAAAGCTATAATATTAATAAGATCCTTTAAGTTACCCCACATAATAGATGCTTCGTTTTGATATTTATTATCTCCAGCACCACCAAAATTACATTCGATAACTTCTATATTATGTGCTCTATCCTGCTTTAAGATATCACAAACACCACTACCTAAACCACTTGCATCGACCTTTACTCGTATTTTCTTTTCATAACCAGTAGACTGTCTAATTTCTACGACTGTATCTAACACAAGTTGAGCTGCTTCAGGTATACTATTTTTAGATAATGCCTTTGCAGGAAATACCTTATATCCTCTTCTCCAATAAAGAACAGTAAGATCATCACCATATCTGGCGACATCCAATCCTATTTCTATTTCACCTTGCGCTTCTACGTATTGATATCTATCAAAAGCTCCCTGTGCTTCTGTTAGTGATATAAAACTTTCAGCATTACCAGATGGAAACTCTCCTTTAACATTAACGAGATATAAATCATGAAATTTACCGTATTTATCAGCATAATAATCTATTTGTTCTTGTTTAACAAAAGGAGATTCTTCACCGTTAAAAGTAAGATTTAACCATTTTTTATTCTTGTTTTTATTAAACGTTTCATAAAATGGTCCGGTTATTTTTGTTGGGTTAGATATAAGAACAAACTTGTTATTCTTACCAGTGAGAGTACCATCGAAGGCATCGAATATCTCATCTTTCATACCGGATGCTTCATCTATAATGATGAGCATATTTTCCATATGAAGACCACTCGCAGCTTCTTTAGTGTTGGCAGTGCGAGGAACTGCCCACCAGTTCTTTCCTTGCTCTTTAAGGTACATCTTCTTTTCTGTATGCTCAAAGAGATCTTTTACGAGGGATCTATTAAGCCATAGAGCAATCTCCGGCCAAAGAGCACTCGACAATGTGGGTGCTGTTGGGGCACTACATACTACTTTTGGTTCGGAAAAACAGCACATAAACCATATAACAGCAAAACTAACTACTGCTGTCTTACCTACACCACGGCCAGATTTTACAGATACTTTATCATTATTTTGTATTGCTAATAAAAATTCTTTTTGTTGATCAGATAAAAAATATTCAGGTTTATTTTGGAAAATGATATCATAAACAAACTCAATTATATGAGTTTGATAGTATGAAAGCATTTCCTGATTAAAAATATTGCTATAATAAACATTTTTTCTTTTGTTCATGCGTTTAACCGTTTAAACTACTCTTCACTATCATCCTCAGTCATCCACTTAGGTTTATAACTGTTAGGAAACACTCTATCCCAATCTTCTTCGCTAATACTCTCAAATGTAACCGTTGGTTGAAAATTGAATCCTCCATTTGTTAATTTTTTACCAGAAGATCTGCCTCCATACAGCCCCTTCTTCCCACTACCTCTACCCCCCAAACCACCATATCCACTTTGTATCTTAGCCATTTAACATATCCTCCTCGAAGTCATCAAAGTTACCTTCGATAGCCTTAGAATCATCAATATAGAATCCCAGGTTGATATTAATAATCTCAGCAAGGTCCATGATATCCACATCCTCACCACAGTAACCAAACACGTAATCTGCTATCTCTTTAGCACAGTCCTTAATCAACCCACTCTTAAACTCTCTCATAGTCTCCATCCTTCTACTTCAACAAGATATGGACATTTGAATAATTCATCCGGTGTAACCAATTCACCAAACTTCAATCTAACCTCATCCATACCGTCTATGATTAAATTATCCAGAACCAATCTGCTACAAATTCTATCTTTCTTATTGATATCCTTAGCTAACTTGTTTATCACTGGTAGATTAGCAAATAGCTCTCTGATATCGTACCCAAACTCCTGTTTCTGATGCCAGTTAATCATTCTCTGTTTAAAGATATTCCTCTTAGTCTCAGAAGTATACACCTGACAGAACTTATTTACACGCTTAATACTAACAATGTTCTTAGCTTCAAGTGTAATAGGTACTGACACCTTGAAATCCTCTTTTCCCAGGAAATCCTTAGTCATCTCAACACGATAGAAATGACCATCATTATATGTATCCATCAACTGTCCACAATGAGATACTTTCGACTTAGTAAAATACCTGATAGCCTTACTAAGTAAAGATCTGTCAGCAGTAAAGAATATATCTCCGGTCTGTAATACACTTTCGTTAATTTTCATACAGCTTCCTCCTTCTTAAACTCAACTACGTTAGGTGACTCTTTAGCCTGTTGTTTACGTCTCTCAAACGCTTCTCTTGCCAACTTAGCAGGATCTTCACGCTCGTCTACAATAACCTCACGCTTACCAAACATATCCATGGTCTCACCGATCTTTGTCAGTGCGTTAAGTCTCACATTACCAGCAGTAGCTTCATCCTCAACTAATCTCTTCAACCATGATAGGACATACAGTTTATCAACAATTAACTGGTTGTTAAGATCTTCACGCAGTTTAGTGATAAGTGTGAGTACCTTCGGGTTATCAAGGAGTGTTTTGGCTTGCTGCTTCCTTACCAGTGTTTCGTAATACTCTCTGGTACGTTCATCGTAGTCATCATAATTACCAGGACTGTAACCAGCTAATTCAACAGCAGCAGGACCGTTAAGGTTAGTTACGAAGACATAGAAAAAGGCAAATTTCGTTTGCATTTCGGTCAAGCGATATTCTTGGGACAAAGCAATAAAGTCTACTTCCTTAACATCTTTATCATCTTTAGGACGTTTAATAGGCTTCTTTGTTAGAGAAGCCTTTTTCTTAGCTGGAGATTTACTACGCTTATTCATTGAAAAATATCTCCCATAAACGTTTTGTAATCGTATGAAAATTTGAATGCTGGTATAGACAATTTTTTATTGATGTTATTTATCTTTTCATTATCCCTTTCTTTCTGCTCTTCCATCATCTTTCTCTGAGCCTCATCAGCGATTTTTCTAAACCTTTCACAGTCTGGCATCTTATCTGGACCTTTAGATGCTGCTTTATCAGAAGTAGGTGAGAGTCTGTCTTTCAGCTTCTCAATAATATTCTCCAGATCAGCAATCCCTTTTTTCTGATCTTCGATGGTTGATTCAAGGTCTTCTAACTGCTCATGTAGTTCATCCATGTATTCATTTTTTCGATCAATACAATCTTTCCAATACTCAACCTCATCATCATGTTTTTTGTTACTCACAACAACCTCAGCTAATTTAGTTGACAGTTCCTCAATTTTATCATCCTTAACTCTCAACTTATCACGTAGCTCCATAACAGTATTACGGTCAACACGAGAAAGACTTCTAAGTGTATCAAACCTATCCTGTAACTGCTGAAGTTTCTCTGTTAGTTGTTTGATCGTGTTGTTTTTCTCTTCTATTTCTTTATTTTTAACAGCCAATACTGCATCTTTGACAGATAGTTCATTATCTTTTTGACTCATAATAAATTCCCGTTCTATCACATCCAGAATATTTTCCATCACTCATCTCCTATTATTAATGTTTAGCTCTGTTTTTACTTCTACTTATTACAACTGGTTTTGTCATGTTTTTACTGTCTTGATGATGAACATCAGTATTATCACCTACTTTAGCGTCCCCATTAGCTATAGCACGCCTACGATCTCTATTTCTACGGGCTCTCCGCTTCTTCTGTTCAGGTGTACTTTGATACTCACTATCATAAACATAATCACGTCCGTTATCTTTGTTGTATTTATGTTTTTTGCTCACTTCCTCTTCTCCAACCGTTTAAGTATCTCTGTCATCAACCAGG